ATTTTAGATGCTGATAAACAAGGATTTTTAAGAAGTGATCGTAGTTTAATTCAAACGATTGGTAGATGTGCCCGTAATAGTAAAGGCCACGTTATAATGTACGCTGATACTGTAAGTGATGCTATGAATAAGGCGATTAAAGAAACTTCCAGACGTCGTGAAATTCAGGAAGAATATAATAAAATTCACGGCATTGTGCCTGAAACCATAATAAAAGAAGTCAAAAATTCCATAGGCATTACGGGTAAAAAGTCTTTTACAGACGATTTGAAACCCTCGGATATACCGCAGGAAATCGAAAAACTGAAAAAGTTACAGGTGCGCGTAGGCTATCAACGAGGAGAAGAAAATATCGAATCGGAAGGCGAGAGCGCGGATTTATGCGATATAGCAGTCTACAACGAACTGGGGACGGAGAATATTCCGTCCCGCCCGTTTATGCGTGATAGCGTTGACAACCACGCCGAACAGATAAACGCCTTTTTGAAAAAGCAAATGGCGTTGCTTGCAAAAGGAGATACAACAGCCGAGCAGATGATGAAGTCTATCGGCGTGTTCCAGAAAGGACTTGTGCAGGCTGAAATCGTTGACGGCGATTTTGAGCCTAACGCCCCGTCCACCATTAAGAAGAAGGGTTCTGATAAGCCGCTGATTGACACGGGCAAGATGCGGCAATCGGTTAACTTCGTCATTGTTAAGAAATAGGAGATTGCAGTATGAACATTTTCAAAAAGAAGTACACGCTGCGTAAATTCTCCGAGCAAAGGACAGCAAAGGGATTTGCGGTCAAGGCATCTTATACCGATCAGGTGGTGTTACTGAACGTGCAGCCTATGGTTGCAACGGAAATGAAAACATTGCCAGAAGGCGATAGGTCTTCAAAAGGCATTAAGTCTTACGGGGATTTTAAGGTGCAGACCGCAGACGTGGAACGCGGGTTACGTGCAGACAGACTGTTTTATGCAGGGGAATGGTACGAGTGCGTTTCGTCGTCTTTCTTCGAGCATACGCCGTTGAGCCATTGGAAGTCGCTTTATATTAGAGTTTCCGAAGCAGGCAATCAGGACGGCGAACCGAATAGGGAGGTAGAGCAATGACAGTAAGCGAACTGCAAACGGTTTTGCACGATATTATTGCGGAATACTTTCCGAATACGCTCATTATCTGGGCAGAACAAAGAAAACTTGTTAAGCCATCAGGCACGTTTATTACGCTCAAATTAAGGAATCTTACCGCTACCCAACATTCTATCAAGGTAACGGAAAATGACACTCCTGTAAGTTACAAGCCGTCTAAAATGATGTTAGAGTTACAACTTTTCACTCACGGTAACGATGAACAGATTGCGATTGACGGAGAAACGGTAACGATAAGCGTAAATACCGCTTTGAACGATATTGTGGATTTGACGAACTTTCTCACGTCCGACTATGCGGATGCGTATTACACGAAACACGACATCTCTTTACGTCCCGAAGGGGATGCGAAAGATGTGTCTGGATTATTAGATACGAATTACGAATATAGGGCAATGCAGGAATATGTCGTCGAGTTTATGCAAACAGCAAACGGTCTGGCAGGAATAACGAGAAAAGACTGGAAGCCTACCGCAAGCGGCGGCGGGACGAAGGAACTTGCTTCGCAAGAAGTAGAAAATCTTGATGCGGATAGCATTGACATAAAAAATAACTTTTAACAGGAGGATTTAACAAATGGGTTTGATTGATAATCTCGTTAACGTGAAAATTTCAATCAGCGAAGGCGTGGGAAGCAGCGCAAGTTTCAGTAACATTCTGCTTGTCGGAATTGCGGCAGATGACGCTACGCCTAAAAACATTGCCGTCTATGCTTCCGCAAACGAAATTTTGGAAGCAGGCTGGGACGAAAACAGCGCGATATACAAGGCGGCGGTTGTGGCGTTTATGAACGGCGCTACGCAGCTCTATGTTGCGGAAAAGGGCGCGAGCGAAAGCATTGCTGATGTTCTGAACAGAGCAAACGAAATGGACGGCTGGTACGGTCTCGCGCTTGCAGGCTTTGAACCTGCGGACTACAAGACGGTTGCGGATTGGGCGGAGTCGAATAGCAAACTGTTCGGCTATACGGTTGATTGCTCGGAAAGCATAGAAAATCCAGTACCCACCACGTACAGTTACGCCTTCGGTATCGGAACGAAGAAGACTGTAACGAACGATAACAATACGCATCTCGCGGTTGCTTTTCTCGCAAAGGCACTTACCTATCAGGCGGGTTCGGAAACGTGGGCATACAAAACGCTGTCGGGCGTAGAGTACGACGAGTTCACAGCTTCGGACATCGCAAAACTCAAAACGGCGGGGCTGAACTACTACGTGTTATGCGCGGGTAAGGCAATTACGCTTGAAGGTAAAACGACATCTGGCGAATGGATTGACGTAATACGTTTCCGCGATTGGCTTTTGAACGATATGCAGACGCGCATTTACAATCTGTTTATCAAAAACGCAAAAGTTCCGTACACGGATGCGGGTATCGCGCTCATTCAGAACCAGATGATTGCATCGCTGAAAGAAGGACAGAGCGTCGGCGGAATTGCGCAGACCGAATACGACGACGAAGGGAACGAAATCCCCGGTTTCACTACCAGCGTTCCTACGTCGGCAAACATAGGCGATGCGAACAAAGCAACGAGAACGCTTGCGGGATGCTCTTTCACGGCGCGGCTTGCAAATGCAATTCATATCGTCGAAATTAGAGGAACGCTTACGGCGTAATAAAAGGAGGACAGAAAAATGGCATCTGTAAAGACTTATAACAGTAGGCTTGTTACGGTTGCGCTCGGTACGCACTCCGTTACGGGCTTTGCGGACGACAGTTTCATTACCGTCGAGCCGTTGGGCGACGGCGTAACGTCGAAATCGGGTTGCGACGGCGAAGTTGCAAGGGCGGTTGATCCGAACGAACAATATTCGGTCAAAATTACGCTTTTGCAGACTTCGAGTTCCAACGCTTTCCTGCAGGCGCAGTATAACGCAGACAAAACGAACGGCGACGGCGCTTTCCCGATTTTGATTAAGGACCTTAAAGGCAACTTCGTCTTTTCGGCAGACGCGGCGTGGGTTGTTAAGCCGCCCAGCAGGGCATACGGCAAAGAAACGAACAACCGCGAATGGGAATTGCAGACCGGTCAGGCGACCGTCAACGAAGGTACGTATTAAGGAGGTGCGTAAATGAAATTGCAAGAACCTACGGAAGTAGTTGTAAACGAAAAGCATTACTTCATCCGCCCGTTCCCTGCTTTCAGGGCGGCAAACATCAGCGGAGAAGTGATAAAAGTTGTCGTTCCTATTATCGGGTCGGTATTGCCGTTCGTAAGTACGAGCGGCGACACTTCCGTTCTCGATACGGATTTGGCGACCATTGCGCCCGAAATTACGAAAGCGTTTGAATCGCTGTCGGGAGATGCGGTTGAAAAATTGCTGCGTGATTTGCTCGTCAGGGGAAACAATATCGCAGTCGATTTCAACAGCGAAACGAAGCCGCTCACGGAAGACCTTGTAAACGAACTGTTTTGCGGCGATGTGCAGGATATGTATATTCTCGCGTTCCACGTAATCAAAATCAATTACGGCGGTTTTTTCGGGAAGCTCGGCACCCAATCTGGGAAAGTTGCCGAGTTAGCACAGAAACTGATGAAGTAAGCAAGTACGGGAAGCTGGATTTAGAACAGTTTACCGATCTTGAACTTCGGATGTACACTTTGATTAAGGTGCAGTTGGCTTCAATGCAGGAGTTAAAAGAGTATTACACCCTTGACGAAGCATTGAAGCTGTACGCGCTGTATATGATGGAGGTCGATATAGAGCATTGCAGAAATGAAGAACTGAAAAACGAAGCAAGGAGGGCTAAATAATGACCATAAGAGACATCGCTATTGCGTTTGGCTTTACGGTTGACGAAGCGTCCGCAAAGAAAGCGGAAGGCGCTGTTACGAAGTTAAAGTCGTTTGCGACGAAGGCTTTGGCTACAATCGGCAT